CGATGTAGTACTGGGTCGCATCCAGGTACGCGAGCACCTTGTTGCCGGTGGTGAACGTGCCGAGGATCGACGTCGACTCCAGGAACGGCTTGCCGAGCATCGTCGGCACCGGACCCGAGTCGTTGACGATCGACGTGGTCGAACCGGTGAACGACGGCACGTTCCGAAGAGCGTTGATCGTGTTCAGGTTCGCCAGCCACACGTTCTTCGCCCGCGGCCCACGGAACCGCGCCGGCAGCGCGGCCTGCAGAGCGTAGACATCCTGGGCGGCAGGACCAGCGGCGGCAGTGCCCGCACGGTTCTGCGAAGTGCCGGCCGGGATGACGCCCTTCGGCTGCCCAGTGCCGGTGCCGACGGCGAACGCGGTCTCTTCGATCCGGTCCTTCGCGTCAGCGAGCAGGTCGGGGAGCTGCTGGGAGAAGTCCGAATCGGACAGCACCTCGAACGAACCGAACAGATACGCGTCCGCCTTCTGCGGGGTGATCTTCAGCGGGCCGACGGTCGGGGTCGCGTCCGCGGCCTCAGCACCTTCAGCGGTCCACTCAGCAGTCACACCGGCCGACGTGACACCGTTCCAGTCGTTCGTCGTGGTGGTCTTGACGTTCGCGACCTGCCGGTACGGGTTCGCCGAACCCGCGTTGGTCAGGATGATCGTCGGGTCCAGCGTGAACGGCACCAGGTAGCCACCGTTCGCCGGGGTCAGCGACAGCGCGGCACGAGTCGAGAAGCCGCCCGGGTCGGACAGGTACTGCTCGAACGCAGCCAGGTACTCCGGCGAACCGGTCACGAGGATCTGCTCGGCGATCGCCTTACCGAAGTTCTTGCCGCGCTTGTAGATCAGCTCGGTCACGTTCTCGGCGGCGTCCGCGTTCAGGGCCCAGTGGTCATCACGGTTGGCATACGCCTCGACCGCGCCGGCCGCGCGGGCACGGACCTCGTTGACCGGCATCATGTGCTGCCGCACCTGGTCGAGATCGGCAAACGGGTCCTTGGTGGACCGGCGGACCACGAGGTCAGGGGTCTCGGTGATCGGCTCCACGCGGGCAGCTTCCTGCTCGGCGCGGGCCCGGACGGCCGCGACCTTCTGCTCCCGCTCGGCGAGCGGCGCCAGCTCGGTCGCGAGCTCGTCGTGCTCCTCGAGGAGGGCGTCCAGTCGGACGTGGTCCTCTTCGGTGGCGTCCTCGATCTGCTCGAGGCTGTCGATGTCGGACCGGATCTGCGTCATCCGGGTCCGGATTTCCTCTGCACGCTTCACGTGCCTACTCCCATTCTCGGGCGATACGCGCCGCGCGGATGCGCGTGCGCAGGGGGATCGACCGAGCGGAGTGCCGAGCAAGCTCAGGCGGGTCTTCGGTCTGTTCGGCGGGTCCATCAGGAGTGCCGAGGGTGAGGGCTCCCGGGTCCAGAAGTGGAGTGGTGAGTCCCTCGAATTGTTGCAGCCAATCGAGCCGCTTGTCGGGCGGCGTTTCCAACAGGGTACGGATGAACTGCTCCGCACGGGTGCCCAGGATCGCGGCATCCTTGTACGCGGCGAACACAGCTGGGCCGTACTCGCGCATGTCGATCTCGTTGCGGGTGATCAACGGCAGTCGGCCCTGGCCCCTGCCTTCGGGGTGGGAACGGACCGACTTCGTGAACCGCCCCGAGAATGACTGCGCCTTGATCGCGCCGGCCTTGATCGCGTCCAGCACCTGATCAGCCAACGGATTGTCCAGGTATCTGGTGGCGGTAAAAACACCGCGTTCGTCAGCACGCACCTCGAGCGGTACGCCGATCGGCATCGTCGCCAGCGGGTTCGGTTCCCCGTCGACCGTGCGCGCATGGTTGAACAGGACACCGAAGTTGGTGCCCTTGTGTTGAATCGTCCGCTCGAACGAGGACGGAGAAAGCACCTCGTTGTAGTGGCCGTCCTGGTCCATGATCTCAGTACGGACATTGAAGGCCGCAGCGTATGCCTCCACAATCCGCCCCGAACCGTCGGACCGGACATGGAGGTCTTCGACCGTGAATGCACGGTCACATGTCCGCGTCGGTAGAAGTTCATCTGTGGATGTCATGGTCACCCGCCTACCGGAGTCGCCGGTTTGGATCCGTTGATGGCGGCCATCGCTCCAGCGGCGGCCTGCTGTCCTTGCACTGTCGGGATACCGGTGTGCACGAGGAGCGTCATGTCTTGCGCCGCGACCGCCGCCACCACGGACGCCGGCTCGAACTGTGCGTCGACCAACTGCCGAATGGCCTGCGCCTCGATGAATTGGATGTCGGCCGCGTCCTTGCGGTCTTCCTGCAGGAACGAGATGTCGCGATCGTCGTACCAGAGTTCCGAACCGTCGGGCGGCGGGATCACGATGTTCTGCAGGGACCCGGCAACATTGCGCCACAGCGGCCTCAGAGTCCGGTCCGCGACCAGACGGGCAGCGGAGTTGAAGTTGCCGGCGTTCAGCGACGAACCCGACATCCCTTCGGATAGTGCCGCGACCACAGGGTGCACACCGGACGCGGCGGCGATCCGGGTCTCACCCCCACCTTGGGTGGCCTTGAAGTCGAGTTGCTGCAGATCCTTGCCGACCATCGTGACATCGGCACCGCCGCCCAGATACAGCGTCTTGTAGGCGTTCTGCCAACCCTTGTGCGAGTCGTCCATCTTCGCGACGAACTGTCTCAGGTTCTCCGGCTTCACATCCGGACCCATCGTCACAACCATCTGCGGGGTCGCGCCGTTCTCGAAGAACATCAGTTTGTGCATCGTCGCCGCGGAGTCCGCCTGAATCTCACGGATGACCGGCGTCAGCCACGACATCCCCCGGTACGTGGCGAGCGGGTCGACGATCGGCGTGAACTGCGCGAACTCATCCACCAGCAGCGGCACCGGGGTGTGGCCAGAATTCACGCCACCCGGGTAGTACATGCACCCGAGTACCTCGGCGTCCATCGCCAGATTCGAGTAGTCCGGTTCATCCTCCGAACCGAGGACCAGGACAACCCAGTCCGGGCGCATCCGCATCAGCCGATCCTGCCGCTCGCTGCGCCGAGCGATATACCCGGACCCGCCGAAGTCAGCGTCGACCAGGATCCGCGTCAGCAGATCACCGGTCACACCACCCGGCCAGGGCTTCTCGAGCACCGACAACTCCGGTGTCCCGAACAGATCACCGGGCCGGCCGTTGGTCATCTTGCGCCACTGGAACCGGGCCTCGGAGAACAGTGCCATCCGGGTCATCTCACACGCGAAGATGATCGCGTTCGACTTGTAAGCGCCCTGCACCAGCCCGACGAAGTCGGAGGTGATGCCTTCCTCGTTCGGGCGCCAATTGTTCACCGGCATCGACCAGAACTGGTTCACGTCATAGGAGTGGCCGACCTCGTACCGGTTCGCGCGGGAGGACTGGATCAGGTTCGTCACATCCACCCCTCATCTCGCGTCTGTATCGGTTCAGTAGGTTCGGCGACGTCATACAGCCACACGAACGCCGCCGCGGTACCGAGACCCAAGGACACCAGGCCCCAACCGAGCCCGAGCGCCAGATAGATCCCGACCGCGATCAGTAGGACCCCGGCGAAGTAGCCGAGGCGGGCGCGGATCACACGGGTCACGCGAACACGCCCCACGGCTCAACCTCCGTTGTTGTCGGGCCATGGACCGCGAATCCGTGCAATGCGAGCGTCACCGCGACCAGTTGGCTGATTTCGCGGTTCGGGTTGCGCCGATTCCAGGCGAAACCCTCACCCAGTGGCCTCGTGGTGGCCGCCTTCACCGCCGCAGTCAAGGCATCCTTGCCGAGGTGCCGCAGCCGGTCCTCGACAACAGCATCGAAGAACGCCCCGCAAGCCTGGGCCATGTCGCTGGCGCTGGTCACCTCGATGTCGATCTTCGCTTCAGCGAACGCCGGCAGCAGTGAAGCGGCAGCAGAACGGCCGTCGATCACCACCGCGCACGGCTTCCACTTCTCCACAAGTTCCGCGACCCGGTCCACGAGCCACGCCGTGCCTTTAGCTGACGCGACCACACCGACATGCGAGAGTCCGTCGGCCCTGCGGCCGGCCACCGCGATGCACGCAGTCTTCCGATCGGGTGACACGTCGACCGCGAACGCCACCGGGTCGACTGGCTCAGAACCTCTGTCTGTGCGTTGCGCCCACAACTCGGGGTCGATGCCCGTCTCGAGGACTTCCGCCGGGTCGTCCCACCATCCCAGCCGCTCCCGGGCGAACTCGGCCGGGGTCAAGGCACGGCGTTCGGCGGCGATGTACTCCACGGTGATGCGGCGGTCAAGGGCTGGGTTCGCCTTGCGTACCTGCTCGATGTCATCCAACGCACAGCCGACAGCCTTCAGGGAGTGGTCACACTCCTCGTCTGCGCAACTGTTCTCCGGTGCACAGAACTCCATGTACACCAGCCGTGGATCCCCGGTCCGTCCACGGTCACGGACACCCCGCAACACCGCGGAACTGGCGTACCCGGCCGATGAGCCATAGAGAACCTGAGGATCAGGCTTCGCCGACAGCGTCGGGAGCAGAGCGCCCATGTGGACCGGCTGTAGCGCGAACCCCTCATCGAGGAACACGTCATCCCCAGTCAGGCCCTTACCACCGGTCTTCGTCCGGGCCTTGAACTTGATCCGCCGGTCATCCCGCAACTCGATCGCTTCGTCGCCGTTACCGTAGTGGATCTTCATCACCTGACGGTCCAGCGACGGACACGACTCGATCATCTGCGTCAGATCCCGGAACGCCTCCTGGGCGGTGCCGAATTCATGCGCCGACCAGACGATCAGCTTCCGGTCGAGGATGAACGACTTACCGAGAGCGACCATCTTGAGGAAGCCGGTCTTCATGTTCTGGCGGGCGCAGATGATGCACACCTCGAACGCCTCATGCATGCCGTGACGGTTCAACGCGAACGTCGCATCCAGCAACAGTTGCTGCTCAGGATCCGGCGTCAGCCCCGCCAGAGCGGCCAACTCACCCACCTCCGGGCCCAGGGTCCGGGCGTATTCCGGGTGAGTGAAGTACGCCGGCTCAACCAGAAGCGCGGAGTCTGTCACGACGCGCCCTCAGTTCATCCAGCGGATCAGCAGCGAGTACGGCACCGGCAGTCGCCTCGGTCATCACCGTCCGTAGTTCGCGGCTGAGTGTCGCCACGCTCGACCCGGTAGACATCGGAGACACGATCCGGCGCGCCAACTCCAGCGCCTGATGCCCCAAGACCGTGTCCAGACGGTCAGCGGCCTCAAGCTCCCTGCGGGTGGCCTCAACCAGCCCAGCCGGCTGCTCAGGCTCAAGCGGAACGACCTCGGCCACCGTTGCCGGGTTGCGTTCGTTCCGCTTCCGGCATGAAGCACCACAGAACCGGGAGTTCGGCCGCTTGGCCTCATACGGCTTCCCGCACACATCGCAAGGTCGCATCATCTCGACCTCCAGTGGGAATCAACTGCCGTGACTCGTAGCGCTGCGTCACGTGACTTCAGCACTCAGAGAGAGAAGGCGGGAC